CCATATTTTATTTATAAAAATTTACTTCCTTTACTTCTATTATTTAAAGAATATTAAAATATTGGGCATGTACCTTTAGCACATAATATTTCGGTAACAAGTGAATTTGTTTTAGCGTATGGATCTAAGAATGTAGTACGAGACTCATTTAATGCTCCATTTTTCATCCATGAATCTGGGTTAGAAGGATTAGAAACTAAATCCCAAGTTAGTAATTCGAAATCATCTTGTACCTCCATTACTCCACCTATTTCTTTTAATGAACCCATTCCACGAGAAGAAATACCGATTAGCAAGCCATTTTTAACTAATGCTCCAGCTATACGACCAGATGAGGTACCTAAATCCCCCATATCAGAGAAAATTTCTACTTTACCCCATATTTCATCACCTCTCCAATACAATTCACGTACAGCATGGGATGCATTTTTTAAATTAATTACCTGCGAGTCCGGATGATCCAATTCACCACATGTTTCAGTAGATTTTTGGTTGATTTTACGTGTAAAATTATCGATTTCACGTTCCCATAATTCTCTAGGATAAAAGCGACCATTACCGTTTTTCACTTCGACCGTAGCCAATATTCCTTCAACGAAAACGTTTCCGTTGCTTTTCATCCCTTCCAATAAAGAAAGTGGTTTTGGGCTGAAGTGTCTAGTTTCTATTAATAGTTGCTTGTCCATATTTAGTAATCCATTCCGTTCATTTTACCTTCTAGATCTCGTCGTAACAATTCTCTATCTTCAAAAGACAAATTGTGATATGTCGATATGATTGAATCTATTTCTTCACCTTCATCGTATCTATTTTCAGCATCTTCTTTAGCGGACATATATTCTTCAGAAGGTTCCATATCCATTTCATCTATTACTTCTTTTTTAGGTAATTTGGCTTTACCTTTACCTTTATTCATTATTTTCTCTAATTTAATTTTAGCTTTTTCTAGAGATTTAATGTCTTTTGAAATTTCTTTAACTTTTTTAGCATCAGTAAGATCTTTCATTTCTTCATCCTCATCTAATTTAGTAAGTTGGGATTGTTTTTTATCGATTAAAGCTTGTACTTTTTCTAATTTAGAGGAAATAATCTCATGTTCCGCTTCTTTGTTAATAGCAGCTAATTCTTTTTCAACACTTTCTTTTATAGATGATTTTTCTACAGGTACAAATACGCTGATGTTTCCTTTTGAGTTAATTTTAGCACCTTTAATTTTCCAAACTTGTTGTCCTCCCAATACAGCAGGTTCAAGATTAGCTCTATCCATTAAGTGTCTTCTTAAATCTGAGTTACCTGAATTTGGGCCTAGATTAGCGTGTAATACTTTGGTGAGGAAAATTCGATCATTATCTTTTACAATAATATTTCCTTTTCGTTTTTGATCTTTTTCAAAATCTTTATCAAATGTTAAATATTTATCTGTTGGGTCTCTATCTTCTCTATCCTTTTTAGGGGTTTTTAAGTTGATATTAACTAATTGGTATGCTTCTTCGATTTCACGTAAAGATGATTTACGGGATTTTAAAACAGTTAAAATTTCATCTCTTTCTAATCCAAGTTCTCCTAAATAGTCAAATGCATCTCCATCAGACATCCCTTGTATTTGTTCTAAATGGTCTTCAGGATCTAAAAGATCATCTTGATTACTATATCTATCATCATCAGAATAATGAGCTACATTTTTGTCATCACTATAAGATATAGGAAGATCTAAAGTATATCCAGGTTCAACATCATTATCGATAACACCAAGAGAATTTTCATTTTTTAGTTCTTTACCAATCATTTCTCTAATTACTTTACGTAATTTAGATTCTTCTTCATTTATGGGTTGTATTGATTCTTTTAAATCACCATACCCCGATGCTTTCCATTTTCCTTTAGCTTCTTTTGGTTCGCCTAATCCAGGAGCATCCATTGTATAGCCTAAATCTTTAACTCCAAATTGACCGTCTTTTGTATAAAAAATTGGATCTTTTTGTAAATTTTTCATTACGATATCCTTCAATTCTTGCATTGTTTTATCTGCATTTTTAGGATCTTTCATTTCAGCATAATATCCAGTCATTACTTGATCGAATATTAGGTTGTCTATATTTTTATTATCTTTTTGATCGTAATTGTGAGAATAGTCTTCTTCAACTTTTTTAGATACTTTTTTCTCTTCAGCTTTTACTTTTTCGTCTTCGTTTTCTTTCTTTTTAGCTTCAGCCAAAAATGCTTCATATGCTACTTCATATGATTCTTTTTTCTTAGGTTCGAATATTGAATTAATAGCTGTTAAACCAATTACATTCTCTGAAATAATGTTTTTTGTTTTAAGAGATGATGCTGCTTCTTCAAATGTTGCTGCGTTACGAACAATGTTTGGGAATTGACGTTTTGCTTCAGTTAAGAAAACACCTTTGTGTCCCTTACCTTCTTTGATTAGCAAATATTGATCTTGTAGTGTTTTTTTCATTATTTTTCTATTAATAGTTGTTTTACCTCTCTTAAGTAACTTAATACTATTTCAATTGGTTGTGTTATATCATATGAACCTGCGTTTCCGCTATATAATTCAATTGTTTCATTTTTAGCATTAGAAACCAATGGGGAAATATCATTTAATAATTTTTCAATTTCCTCTAAACCATCCAATCGTTTTTGTTGGAATTCATTTACTTCATTTAATGTATCTTCTTCCCAAAGTTTCTTTATATCGAATGATTTTGGTTTAGATTTTGGAACTGGTTTATAGCCTAATTTATAGTAATAAATATTTTTAGTTCCTTTAGAATTAGTTTTAGAAGCAAAGGCTGCTGGGGTAGCATATCCTGCACCTTGGCCTGCTGTGAAAGAAGCACCACCTTGACCAGTAGCGCTCATTTCTTTTAGTTTTGCTTGTATTATTTTTTTAAGCTTATCCATTTACAGTTTCTAATTCATTAATTAAGTCGTAATATTGCAACAAATCAACTAAATCATTATCTGTAACCTTAGCATTTTTAGCTAATGGGGAAAGGATGGAGATGATTTCGTTAATTTTTATTTTAGTTACTTTATTTTTAGTTGTAGAATTTAATAAACTTAATTCTTCTTTAATTTCAACTATTTTATTAGCATAAAATTCTTTCAAACGTGGAGTATTGTCAACGGATGTAATAAATTCTTTTAATATTAGCTTTTGATTTGGATTTAAACTATCGTATTTTGTATTGAAATTTTCTAAAAGCATTCTATATGCAATGAAACGAACGTCTTTATCTGAATTGGAAAATTCATCCATTATCTCATCACGTACTTTATTCTCTTGGATTTGAGCAGCTGTTAAGTGCTCTAAAATAGTTACTTTATTATTAATAGTATGCTCAGGGTTAATACGTTGTGTGGAGTTTGAAATTTCTAACAATGTATAGAAAGCTGCAAATACTTTATAGTTGGGTAGTTGGTGGTTGAAAAATTTATTTAAATCGTAGTGTTTTTGAATTTCACTGATTAAATTGTATTTCTGTCTTTTAATAGCTCCTCGATTCAATGTGAGAGAGGATTCAATTAAAGTACTAACAACCATATTTGCTTTGGTTTCAGTTAATGAGGTCTTTTTTAATAACGTTTCATATAACTTATACTCACGGCCTAATTCCGTTTTTACAAAATATTTTTTAAGTATGTCTTTAGATGGGGAATCCTTACTATCTAGTGTATCTGTTGTAATTTGACGAACTAATAATTCGAAAAGGATACCCGTATTCTTATACTTGGAATGTTTAATTTGCATTCTGTTATATTATTTATTTATAAATATATGAAATTTCCTCACTCTCGTATTTGTGATTCATCTAATAGTGAATTTGCTTTAATTTCTGATTCAAATATCATTTGTTTTTTCTGATTTTTTAAATCATTAAACATTTTTGCATTTGGGTTTCGTTTGATTTTTGTCTCTAAAGCTAATGGGGATCCACCTTGATATTTAGGGTTGGTTGAATCTGATTCATCTCCATCTTTTTTCATATCCATAGATCCAATTCTATCTTTACCTAAAGCATTGTCTTGAGTATTTCTATTAGTTACTTTTTCTTCCGGTCTTCCTAATTCTTCTTCCTCACCGTATCCTTCAGGCACTTCACCAGCATCATATCTACCTCTACCATATAGAGATGCTAAATCGTGTGGTGTGCCATATGATTTACCTGTTTCACGTGGATCATTACCTTCGTTTTCAATTTGGTTGATACGGAATCTACGTTTAGCATCTTCTGCTATCAGATCTCTATATTCATCATATTGATCTTCACTTAAGTGGAAAATATTCTCGTAAATCCAATCTGTTGGGAGTAAATTATTTTCCATCATTTGGGAAGCTAAATCTACTTTTTCTTTCATCAATGCTACTCTTTCTTGATCATAAATGATAGAAGGAGTTGTTAAAGATAATTCAAAATTTGTTAAAGAATCATCTGTATAACCTTGAGCATATAAATGAACCAATGCTATTTTATTTAATTCAGATACTATAATACGTTGAATACGCTCAATTGTACGAGCAAAGCGAATATCTTCAGCAGCTAATGTAGCTTTACCTGTTAAATCTTTTTCATAACCCATAAATGCTTTAGGCACTTTAAGAGCAGCAAATAGTTTATCTCTTAAATATTCAACATCCTGAATTCCATCATATTGTAAACCTCCTAAATTATCAATTTTAGTTGCTTGATCATTTCCACGAACCGGAACATAAAAATCTTCTAATAAGTTTTGCATGTTATACTTCAAGTTATAATCTCCGGTTTGTTGATCAATATATGGAGTACGTTTCATTTTGGAAATTGTTTTCTGCATGAAATTTTCTACCTCAGCAGGTGCAATATTACCAACATTGATGTAAAATATACGTTTTTCAGGAGCACGAACAATTCTATGAATTAACATCGCATCCTCCATCATTGTATATTGTTTGAACAATTTACGTCCCGGCTCCAAATAAGATCTACCGTAAGGTAAGAAATTAACATCTGTTAATAAGCGGAAATGAGCCATTTCATAATTATCAAAATATATTGAAGAAGCTTGTTCACCGGAATTTGGTACATTATAGTAACCATAATCGGAAGGTGAAGATATACCATCTGGATCGAATCTAAATCTGATAGAAGCGGGATGGTCTCTATCATACCCGTCTTGTCTTTCAATGTGGAAAGCATTGTATGGAATAACATTATAAACACCGAATTTTTCTGCAATCTCTAATTTTAAGAAAAAATCACCATATTTACACATATTTCGAATCCAAGCCCATAAATTAAATTCTATATTTAATACATCGTAAAATAAATTGTATAGAATTTTTTGTACATCTTCATCCGAGCTACGGATTTGAAGTACTTCTCCCATATCATTACGCAATGTACTTTCATCTGCTATAATATCCAAAGCAGAGGCAACGATAGCATCTGTATCCATTGAATCATATTCTGAATATAGAGTAGGGCGTAGTGTTTGATAATTAAAACTACTTTGATATCCGTAAATGGAAGTATGTGAATTTGTATAAATGCGATTAAATCTATCTACGAGAGCATTTGTTTCATATTCTCCGGAGACTTGGATTTTATTAACATCCATTACTTTCAATTGTGTCCCTCCCTCATTTCGGATAATAACATCAGTTGAAAATAATCGTTGTAGTCTACTAAAAAGTCCTGTATTTGCCATGTTTTATTTTTATAAAAGCCAAGAAATATCTTCTTGACCATTTGAATATGGGTTATCTATTTTAAATGGGTTGTTTGTATATTGATCAGCATACGAAGGGCCTGTTGAATAGCCCCCGGAATATTTTGAAGTTGTAGAAGAAATTCCATTGAGCATGCTTTTGGTCATATCCATATTATTTTGACGTAATTTAAACGCAGTATCACGCAGATAACAACCCATAGCGAACGACATAGTTAAATCATCGTTATAACCGGTTTGTGCTTCTGCTCTGCCGTTCTTCCATATAAATACTTTCATTTCCTCTAATAGTCGAGCAGAATGGAAAACGACACCTTTGTCCATAACCGCTTCTTGGAATTTACCAATTGAAATAGGACGTGTAGTTGAAGACATAGTGAATCCAGGTGTCATTTTACTTACATCCATATAGGGATCAAAGAAAGAATCAACACTATTAGTTCCACCTTTTGGAGAATGATAGAAATTTTGGTATCCTCTATCCAATACTGTTTGAACTGTTGACCATCCAACACTAGCGTTTTCAACTGCTAATAGAGCATTATTATATTCAGTAGCTATACTAACTAATAAATGACCATAATCTTTTGTATTAAGTTGACCTTTAAATTCACCCACTTGAGTAAATGTTTCAACATCAAATATATGGAATGCAGAATAATCTCTTCCATCACCACGAGCAACATCCGCTATTATAAGATAATTTTTAGAATAATCTGCTGGTTCCCATATCCAAAGATTTTGATCGGTTCCGCGTTTTTCTAAAGGTTCTTTAACATGAAACTGCTCATAAAATACAATATCTTCTGCATTAAATACTGTATCACCAGAGGTTGTAAAATCGCAATCACATTCTTGTGCTGCCATTCTTACACCTAAATCTTTATCTTGTTGATCTCTCCATATTTGATCTCTCTCAGGATGAACTTCCCAAGGTAATTTAATTGGTAAGAAACTATTATCACCCATTTCAGCAGCAACCCATGTCTGGTGGAACCAGTTACCTGTACCATAAGGGGTAGATAATGCTATACAGCCCCCTCCAGTAGCTAAGGTTTGTTGAGCAGATGCCCAAATCTCACCAATACTATAAATAAAAGCAGCCTCATCAATTATCAACAAAGTAACGGCTTCTGATCGACCTGCATCACTTGATGCTGAAGTGGCTTTAATTTGGGATCCGTTGTTTAAACGTAGTGTTAATTTACTTTCCTCGGCAGGTTTATTTTTTTCTCTTAACCATGAAGGTAAACTATTATACATAAACTTAACCTTGGTAACCATGTTTTTGGCTGTATCTTGTTTAGTTGCAATACATAATACGTTTTTATCTTCATGGAATAACATTAACCAAAGTGAATAACCTGCTGCTAATGTTGATATACCTAATTGACGAGATTTTAATACAATTGAGTATGGGTTTTCTTGAAATAATGTTAAAACCTTTTCTTGAAATGGATATAAATTAAATTGGATACGTCCGCGTTTTGGGTGTTGGATATAACAATATTTTTTCATAAAATATGCTGGGGATTGAGCACATTTTATATATTCCTCTCGGATAATATGTTTTATATTTTTATCTTCCATTATTTAATTGTTACCAACGTAATAATAATAAGTACGGAAGCCACGAATCCCCCACTAATTAATTTAATTCCTTTTTTAAGTCGATTGTTTTTGCGAGTTAATGTGATTACATCACTTTCAAGACCAGTAGTAACTGATGTTTGTTTATTAGAAATTTGATCGTAATTATTTATTTGCGATATATAATTTTGTTCTTTAACTATATATAATGTAACTAGACTATCTTGGGCATTGATTTTTTCATTCAATTGCCAAACCATTTTATTGGTTACTTCTAATTCAGCAATAGCAGAATCACCTTTAACTAAGTCAACGGCTATTAATTTAGCAGTACTATAAGTAAAACAAATTCTACTTGTATCTTTCTGTGAAAAACCGTTTAAGCTTAGAATCAGAAGCACTAGTAAGATCTTTAATTTTATTGCCATAATATGTACGGGTTTGGGTTAGCTCTTTTCCTGTGGTTGTAATTTCTTCTTCTAATGAATCGATAATTATAACTTGTTTATTAACATTATTAATTAATGTAGTTTGATTTTCTCTTAATATAAAAATATTATTTTGTAAACTATCAATTTCTTTTTTTTCTTTAGAATATTTGTCTACAATGTTTGAAGTTGTTTTTTGGTAAAATAAAAACATTAACAACAATAAAATTATCCCACCTATAATAAGATGGGATAACTTTACTTGAATTATTTTATCTTTCATTATGCTTCTACATCTCTACCAGCAGCACGTTTCAAATCATCCATCATTGATTTGGCAAATTTGAATTTGTCTTTTGCTAATTTTAAAATAGCATCAGTTTTAGCTTTATCTTCTTTATTTTTCTTTATAGATGATAAAAACTGGTTAAATTTAATTTTCTTTTCATCAGGTGTATTACCTAATTTTTTAGCCATTTCATCACTACCTGCTGCTTTAGTTGCTGCTGCATCCTCATCATCTTCAGGTTCAGACATTGTTGTAGTGGATGTTGTGGTTTTTGTTGGTTTTTCTATTTTAGTTGGTTTTTCTTCACTAGCTTTTCTGCCTCGTTTCCCCGCATCTTTTAAACCTAATGCTTTTAATATAGCATTATTAGTTTGGTTAGCTTGAAGTGCATTGCCTGAATCATCAAATTCTATTTGTTTTTCTAGGGCTTTAGCAACTCTTGGGTCCCTAGCTTTACCTACTACTTTAGA